GGTGACGCAGATGTCACACATTGTTCAACACCATTTAGACTTGGTGCATCTGAAGATGTATTTGTAAACAATATCGGAGTATCACGACAAGGTGATGTGAATACAGTTCATGTATTACCTGGTTTACCTTGTCCTTCTCATCAACAAGTTATTACTACAGGTTCAACAACAGTTTTTGTTAACAATGTTGGTTGTGGTCGTATTGGTGATGGTATTACAGCTTGTACTTCTGTTGCACAAGGAAGTCCTGATGTTTTCGCAGGAGGTTAGTATAAATAATATCAGGAGAAATCTATGCCAACTTCTGGAAGTTTAAATTACGATGCTAGTATTACGAATGAGAAACGAAGTGTTCGTATATACAAAGATTTAAATCTTAATTTCAATAATAATGTTGTTACAAAAGATATTGCTAAACTTACTGATGTTGAGGCAATAAAACGAAGTGTAAGAAATCTTGTACAACTTAATCATTATGAAAAACCCTTTCACCCAGAGATAGGTTCTAATATTCGTAGAACATTATTTGAAACTCTCTCACCAATTACAGCTGTTATGTTATCAGAGCAAATTGAGAATGTAATTAGAACATATGAACCAAGGGTTGAATTACATAGAGTTGACTCTATACCTAATTTAGATAGAAATGCTTATGATGTTCGTATAGAATTTTTTATCGTAAATGCATCTGCAGAATTAGTTGCACTTGATGTATTATTAGAAAGAGTACGATGATAGAAGGTGGTCCTATGAAAGAACACATAGAAAGAAGTAAAGAAGGTGTTATAAAATCACAGTATATTACATACACAATTAAAGATGGTATGTTAGTCAAAGAAATTAGTACAAGAGATTATAAGAATTCAGCAAAAGGTGATTATACTGATTCTATCACTAGTGAACCAATAGTAGAGGTAAAATAATGGCAACAACAGATAAAAGATTAGATATTTCAGAATTAGATTTTGATGACATTAAAACAAATCTAAAAACATTTTTAAGAAACCAATCAGAATTTACAGACTATGATTTCGAAGGTTCTGGTATGTCTGCATTGTTAGATTTATTATCTTATAATACTCACTATCTTTCTATGAATGCAAACCTACTTGCAAATGAAATGTTTATTGATACAGCATCATTGAGGTCATCGGTTGTATCACACGCTAAAACTTTAGGTTATACACCAAGAAGTGTAAGAGCATCAAAAGCAACAGTTGACATAACTCTTAACGATACATCTGTAACCACAGCAACTTTAGCAAGAGGTACAAAGTTTTCAACAGTAGTCGATGATATAACTTATAATTTTCTAGTAAATACTGCAAGAACAAAATCAAGAGTTGATAATGTATTGACTTTTGATAATGTAGATTTATTTGAGGGTTCTTTAATTACTACGAGATACACAGTAGACTCAACAAATGTAGACCAGAGATTTATTATACCTGACAGTAATGCTGATACCACAACTCTTACTGTAAGTATACAGAATTCATCGACAGATACCACAACAACAGTTTTTACATTGGCAACAGACATATCTCAAGTATCAGATACTTCTAATTCTTATTTTTTACAAGAAATAGAAAATGGTCAATTTGAAGTTTATTTTGGTGATGGAGTTATTGGTAAAGCTTTGACAGATAATAACATTGTTATATTAGAATACATTGTTACGAATAAATCAGTTGCAAATGGTGCGTCTACTTTTACACCACCTGGTAGTATTAGTGGTTCATCTGATAATTCAGTTGCAACAGTTTCTTCAGCTACAGGTGGTGCCGAAGCTGAAAATATTCAAAGTATAAAATTAAATGCACCTTTAGATTATGCAAGTCAAGGTCGTGCAGTTACAACAAATGATTTTAAAGTTATTGTACCCACACTTTTTGCTAATACACAATCAGTTTCAGTATGGGGTGGAGAAGATAATGACCCTGCAAGTTATGGTAAAGTTTTTATATCAGTAAAAACAACAACTGGCTCTGACCTTACAACAACACAAAAAAGAAATTTAGAAACTAGTTTAAAAAGTTTTGTTGTTAGTTCTATTAGACCAGAAGTTGTTGACCCAGAAATTATTTCAGTTAGATTAACAACAACATTTAAATATAACTCTACTGCAACAATAAAAACAAATGATGATTTAGCTGCATTAGTATCAACAACTCTTTCAGATTATAATAATAACAATCTTGGATTATTTTCAGCACCCTTTAGGTATTCAGAATTAATAGGTCAAATTGATGATTCTGACCCTTCTATCAATTCTAACATAACAACGGTTCAAATGTCTAAAACATTTACACCAAGTTTAAATTCATCTAGTTCATATACGATTGCTTTCAACAATGCATTCTTTAATCCACACTCTGGACACTCAAGCGTAATATCTTCTACTGGGTTTAAATTATCTGGTAACACAAATGAGTTATTTTTACAAGACGATGGTAAGGGTGTATTACAAACTTATTTCTTGTCAGGTACCACAAGAATTATACAAAATTCAGCATTCGGTACAGTAGATTATTTGAATGGTAAAGTAGTTATTTCAAGTGCAACAATTATTAGTATTTCAAATGTTGATAATGTTGCATCAACAAAAGTTAGAGTTGTTGCAACTCCATCATCTAATGATGTAGTTCCTTTAAGAAATGATATAATAGAAATAGATATTTCTAATTCGTCTGTTACTGGTGTTGTTGATACAGTATCATCTAGTGCTGGTTCATCAACAACGACAAGTTCAGATGCAGTAACTACTGCAGATACCTCTAGTTCGTTTGTAAGTTCTTCTAGTTCATCAAGTGGATACTAATGTCTAAATCTGTTTTTGACAAAAAACTATCACCCATATTAAGTGATTTTTTACCAGAGTTTGTTAGAGCAGACCATCCAAAGTTTGTAAGATTTCTAAAAGATTATTTTAAATTTTTAGAGTCAGCTGAATTAACAATATCTGGTACTGTTAATTATGTTGCCCAAGAAACAATCAGTAAAAATTATGTTTTAGATGAGAATGAAGATAAGATTGTTTTACAAGATTCTGTTTCTAAATTTACAGAGGGTGAAACAATTACAGGTTCTACTTCTAAAGCTACTGCACAAGTTTTAGTTGATGACTTTGATAATAATCAAAAACTTTATATAACTTCAAATCAAAAATTTATCACAGGTGAAACGATTACTGGTGCCTCATCTTTATCTTCAGCAACAGTTACGAAATACCGTGCGAACCCAGTACAAAATATTCAACAACTTTTAGAATATGCAAATGTTGATAATACTATATTTGATTTTTTAGATAAGTTTAGAGATTCTTTTTTAGAAGGTATACCAAATACTCTTGCATCAGGTTTATCAAAAAGAAAATTAATTAAAAATATTAAAGATTTATATTCTGCAAAAGGTACAGAAAAAGGTCATCAATTATTTTTCAGAATGTTATTTGATGATGAGGCTGAATTATTTTATCCTAGAGATAATATGTTACGAATTTCAGATTCAACTTGGTCTGAAAACTCGTTTATGAGAGTTATTGAAAATACTGGTTCAAATTTTACTGAATTACAAAATCAAACTATCACTGGTTCATCATCTGGTGCATCGATACTTATAGAAAATGTTACAAAGTTTACAGAAGATGGTGTTCAATATGCACAACTACAAGTTGCATTAGATTCTTTAGACGGAACATTTACTATTGGTGAAACTGTAACTGGTGCATCAAGTATATCTGATGTTTCTATGAGTGGTGTTGTTCAAGAATTATTGACTGGTGCAACTATAACAAGTGGTGGTCAATATTATGAGGTAAATGATAATGTTTCAGTTAGTGGTGGTAATAGTCAAGGTGAGTTAGTCGTTAAAGAAGTTGGTTCTGGTTCAATAGATGAAATTATTATTGATGATGTAGGGTCTGGTTATAAAGTTGGTGATAGTTTAATATTTAATAATTCAGGTACAAATGGTGGTGGTGCCGCAGCTGAAGTTGAAATTATTGGTGGTGCATTACAATTAGAAACAAAAACTTCACCAGGTAGACTCACAACTGAAGAGAGAGAACAAGTTGTTGTTAACCATTCTTTTGGTTTTGATTTAGAAGATGCAACATACGAAAATGCTTATGTAGTTTTAGATAAAAGTGCATTACCTAATATTGATGAAGGTGATAATATTGTATTAGAGGATGACTCTGGATTATTATTATCAGAACTATCTGCTGTAGATTTTGCAAGACAACAATCTCAATCAACAGACTTATCTGGTGAAATAATATTAGAAGGTGACACAACAGGTTTTGACGAGGATGCTTTATCATTTGATTCAACTACAACAACATTTGATGCTGGTGGTACTGGTGATAGTGGTTTTAAATTAATACAAGAACAATTTGAATTATTAGATTTAAGATTAGAACAAACTGTCGGAACTGAAGAAAACATTTTATATGAAGATGGTACATTAATTCAATTAGAACCAAATACTTTACCATCAGGAGAAAGAGGTTCAGTTCGTAAAGTAAAAATGTTGTTAAAGGGTGATGGTTATCAAAGTTTACCTACTGTTACTGTATCAAGCTCTACTGGTTCTAGTGCAGCTGTCATTGCCAAATCAACATCTGGTGTTGGTTCTATTGTTCAGTTTGGTGTTCAAAACTTTGGTGCTGATTATACATCTTCAGACACAATTACTTTGAGAAAAAATGTTTTAGTAAAAGACATTACAAGTGGACCTTTTTCTGCAGACGAATCAGTAAGTCAATTTACAGCACAAATAAAATCAATAGATGCTGATTTACAAATATTAGAATTATCTGGTGAAAACATTCCTGAAGAAGATGATACAATAACAGGTTTGTCATCAAGTGCCTCAGCAACTGTTGTACAATGTGAATCTGCAAGTGCCACAATTACTACTGGTGCGGTCGGCACAAGTGTTGCTGATTTTGTTGACACATCTGGTCATTTATCTGAAGACTCGATGAGAGTTCAAGATTCTTATTATTATCAAGATTTTTCATATGTTGTAAAGATAGGTAATTCAATCTCTGATTGGAGAGATAGTATTAAAAAAGCTACTCACCCTGCAGGATTTCAAGTTTTTGGTCAAGTTACTTTTTCAAGTTTTGTACAAGCAAATATTCAAACTCCAGCTGGTGGTTCAATTTCTGGATTTGTTGGTGATACAGAAACATTTACTCCAGAACTTGCTTCTACTTTCTCTACTCTATTCACTAGAGTATTTGGTAGAAGACTTGGTACTACATCTGACGGTACAACTTTAAATACAACTCCAGAAAGTGGATTTGATGCAAACACAGATGGTGGTGGTACTGTATTACCATCAGGTAAAAGAGAAGTTACACTTACAAGTTCTGTAACACTTAATTTTGATGGTACAAGAGGTAGAAGTACAACAGGACCATTCTTAAAGAATTTACATTTATATGGATTTATGAAAGAGGGTTTTTTGAGTGACGATGAAAATGTAGACACATATTATACCATTGACCAATTTAAAGATTTTAAAATAAATGAAGTATCTGTTACTGGTGGATTTAGTGATACTAATGAAGAGAACTTTGATTCTACAACAAGGTTCTTTGATGAAGTTAGAAACTTCATAGCACCATCTGCATTAACAACT